TGGTGATATGTCTTGCACCTGGACTAATGCAGGTTGGAACAATGAAACTCTGCCTAAAACTGGTCCCCTTCACTATACTATGCGTGGTGAATCTATCAAAGATAATGAACCACGTCTGGATAAAGATATGGAAGAGTTTTTCTCTGATAATGAAGAATACTCTTACATCTTCCGCAACGGAAACTGGTTTGCTTATGATATGCACCAGTGGGAAGATATGGTAGCACCTGAACCTGTTGAGATTCCTGAAGGTTCTGTCAGTGACAGTTGAATAAGTGTCACAAGGCACCGCGACAGGTGCCTCTGTGCCCCTATAATACGTTCATACGCAACAAACCAATGCGCTCCACCTTCTCCGACTACTGCGCCACTCAGGACGCTCGCAACACTATCCAACTGAATGTCCGTAAGTGGACTTTGATGCTGTGTGATGCCCTTGTAGACAACTTCAAGTCCCGTAATCGTGGTGAACTTGCTGGTCGCCCTGCTCCAGTGTATAAGTTCTATCCTGAAGAGGGACGTAAGTATTTCAAAGTGATGATGGAAACTGATAGTGGTTCCCGCAGCGTTCACTGCTTCATTGATAAGAAGACAGGTGATGTCTACAAACCTGCTAGTATCAAAGCACCTGCAAAAGGTATTCGTTTTAATCTCTGCATCATCAGTGACCGTGAGTGGTTGTTTGAGCACGCAGATTGGGCAGGTGGTTATCTTTACGTTCGTTGATTGTGAATTATACTAAACAACAACTTGTTGATGCACTTGTGGCAGAGTGGGAGTATCTCTGCCACGATGATTATGATCCAGAAGATCTAACACCAGAAGAGTATCGTAAGGATATGGAGGAACTTACGATTGAACAACTGATTGAAGAAACATCAACTGATGAATACTTCACACTTGATGAATATATGGAGCGTTATGGATGACATCTAAAGAAAAACTTTTATTCGTTGGTTCATTCATTTGGTTTTTACATTGGGGTCAATGTCTTACATCACTCATTCTGGATACGGTTATTCTGAAGACCTCTGTGAGGATGTTACCTCTTGGTTTCTGAATAACTTCTTCCCACGTCATAAAATTGGCGTGGAAATTGTTCACCGTGACTTGAAAGAAGAGAACGTTCGTGGATATTGCGATGTTGATGGTTGTGGTTATCGACCTCGCAACTTTTTGATTGAATTAGATACTTATATGACCGAGGAGTTGTATGTAAAAACTCTTTTACACGAACTGACTCACCTGGCACAATGGATCCGTGGTTCTCTGCGGCACCGTTATGGAAAATTGTGTTATTGTAAAACACCAGTAGAAAATTGGGACTATTGGTATCAACCACACGAAATTGAGGCACGAGAGGAAGAAGAAAGGTTATATGATTGGTGGTTGACTGATACTTTTGGTGTGCCAGTTGAAGAACCGTCCACTGGGTTCTCCAATCGCCTCTGTGCTCCTGTATGATTACGAAGTAATCAATCAATCCAATGACTCCCGAACAACGCTATCAGACTCTTTACGAGGAAATGTACTCACTCTGTGAAGATCAAGGGTGGGGAGATCCTTTCTCATATGCTCGCTCTCGCGAGATTCATATGGCAGGGATTCTAGGACATCGTATTGCTGATGACTACAGTGGTGCTGATGCTTTTGATGAAGATGGTGGCGCAGAGTATAAATCAACTATTGCAAGTAGTATTAACGCTACTTACAATGGTATCAGCGTTCAAGATACTTGGGAAGAACAAGAACGCTATCTGATTGAAGATAAGATTGGCAAGTATAAGAACCACTATTATGCACGATATGAAGGTGGTAAAATTGTAGAAGTGTGGAAACTTAATTGTGATGATGTGCTGAGCATCATTCTTCCCAAAGCAAAGAAACAATATCCTAAAAAGAAGAACGGTAATGCCAAAGATCCCCGTATTGGTGTTACAATATCTAAGAAAGAGATTTACTCTGTTGGCACTTGTATCCTGGGATGATTATGGACTCTAAAGAACTGATGTACTCGGCAGGTAACAATGACGAGTGCTACACACCTGATTATGGTGTAAAACCAATCCTAAAGTATATTCCGAAAGATGCTGTTGTCTGGTGCCCTTTTGACAAGCAAGAGAGTGAATTTGTTAAGCAAATTAGTCAACAAAATGCAGTCATCAGTTCGCACATTGATGGTGGTTTTGACTTCCTACAATGGGAACCAGAAGAACATTGGGATGTAATCGTATCAAATCCACCATTTACAAATAAGCGTAAGTTCTTTGAGCGGGCATTGTCATTCAACAAACCATTTGCGTTGATTATGACTAACACTTGGTTGAATGATTCTGCACCTAAGCAGTTGTTCAAGGATAAGGATTTGCAACTTTTGATGTTTGACAAGCGGATGAAGTTTCATTCTCCTGATGGTAGACCAAACGATAAGATTACATTTAGTTCTAGTTACTATTGCTGGAACTTTCTACCACAGCAAATCATCATGGAAGAGTTGAGTGTGCCACCTCGTAAACTGGCACAGCGGACGCGGAGTGAGGCAGTATTGCCTGTATGATTACGGAGTAATCGCAACACACCAATGATTACCAACAAAGCATACCTGATCCGAGTGATGAAAGACTGCGAAGGCGCAGACACTCTCACCCGTGAAGAAAAGTTTCAAGTCTTCTGCAATGTCTGTGACAATATGCTCAGAGAGGGTAGAATGACCAAAGCAACTCACAAGCGTTTCACGGAGATCTGGTGATGAAACTGTCAACCAATCAAGTCTACGCTAGGTTGAAAACTACTGACTTCAGTGGTTTTCAGAAACCTGGCAAGAATAAGGGTGAGCGTGGTCAACTTTTGGAGACTGCGCTGGGTGTTGCTAACAGCAGCAATTTGACCGACCTTAGTGATGGTGAGATCAAATCTTTCACTGTTGGTGAGAGTATTGCCGTCACAATGTTGAATCATTGTCTTGCAGATATTATTGATAAATCGTTAGAGTTTGAAGAGAGTAAAGTTGGATTGAAACTTGCACAAACTGTTTATGTTGGTTTCAGTCGTGACAATGAATATATGGGTGTGAAAGTTGTGAATGAAGAACTTGATCCACTTCATTATCAACAACTGTCTGAAGATTATGGATATATTTCTGCACAAATTAAGAGTGCATATGTGAATCGTACTACACTTCATACTATCAACGGACCCAACAAAGTTCTGCAAATTCGTACTAAAGCAGGAAAAGATAAGTATGGTAACTATACACCATTGTGCTATAATGGAGTTGAGTTGAAGGATAAGTATATGGCATTTTACTTAACACCAAGTTTCGGAAAAGAGGTTCTCAAATGAGTGTAACTGCACTTCAAGCGTTGACTGCAAACACAGGTAATCGTAAAGATACCTGGAATACTCCTGTTGAATTTGTTGGTGATGTTGTTAAGTTCTTCGGTGGTTCTGTTGACCTTGACCCCTGTTCGGATGATGCAGATAATGGTAACGTACCTGCGAAGAAAGTTTATACTGAAGAAACAAATGGGTTAGCACACGAATGGATTGCTGACAGTGTTTTTATGAATCACCCATATTCTAATAGTAAGGAATGGGTGCCGTATGCTGCACAGCAGTATGAATGTGGAAATGCAAAAGAAATGGTTCTTCTCATTAAGTTGGACGTTTCTACGAAATGGTGGAACTCTGTAGCAAAATATCCGTGGATTGCTGTAAATAAAAGATTGCGGTTTGGTGCTGCTGCAAGTGCTGCACCATTTCAGTCTGCCATCATCTACCTAGGAAAAGACAAAGAGCGATTTAAGGAGATTTTTGGCAAGTATGGGCATATGTATGTGCCAGTGGTCTAACTGTCCACTACAGCGTCTCCTGGTGGGGTTTCTGCGACTATACTGACTTCAGTTCAAACAAAGGCAATGACCTACCGCCCTCTCCGCCGCCACGCCACCGCTGAAGACTTCGCAAACTGGGAGAGCAAGGCAAAGTCAATGACTGTTGCTGAACTGATGTACGTTGCAAAGGAGTGCCGTGAGGTTGCTGCTCTGTGGCGTGGTGAGGATCCCGTGGTTGAAGGGTTCTACGATGACCAGGCATCCACTTACGGAACTGTCCTCCGCCGTCGCCAACTGGCGGCAATCTGACCTATACTAACCTCAGTTCAAACAAACCAATGGACTCCAAGCAACTTGACCAGTTCAAACTCAACTACGCTGAGATGATTGTTGAGGGAATGGATATGGACACTCTCATCACGTTTGCTGTTGAGAGTATTGAACAGAACATTAAGGATTGGGACGAAGATGATGTGAAGGAGGAGATTCTGGAGTATTATGGTGAAGAAACCCTTGAAGGATTGATGCCTGTTCCTACTATCAGCGAACTGGAAGCAACTGCCCCTGATTATGGAGTGGGCAAATGAAGTATCGCGTCACTTTCATTAACTTTGACTTCACACTTGATTCTGAAGAAGAAATTACGCAAGAAGAAATGGATGAAGCAGTAGACTGTGCTTTGTCTACTGTTTGGGATGCTGATGATGAAGATGACCTTGTAGAAGAAATCACCGCTGCTACAGGTTGGTGCATCAATTCTATTGATTACGAACACATTCTTTCCTGATATGCAAAACACCCACCTGCAACATCCCGAAGATTCTATTCTCACGGGTGACCTAAATGTTCTTGATTGGTTCACTGAACCAGCATACACTTCAGTAAAGATTGATGGTTGCCCTGCGATTGTGTGGGGAACTGATCCTGCTACTGGCACATTCTTTGTTGGTACGAAAGCAGTATTCAACAAGAAAAAGATTCGTATTGCACACTCTCACGATGAGATTGACCAGCATTATGAAGGTGAAGTAAGAGATATTCTGCACGATTGTTTTGATTGTCTGCCACGCACTGATAAGATCATTCAAGGTGATTTTATTGGATATGGTGGAGATGACACATATAAACCAAATGCAGTTAAGTATGTGTTTGATGAAATTGTGCGTGAGAGTATTATCGTAGCACCACATACTTTGTATGAAGCAAATGATGATTTGCGTGATAGTTGGGCAATACCACTGCGTGAGAGTTTGAAGAGCACATTGAATGTATTGTTCGTTCAACCTGATGCTTGGTGTGAAGATGATTCGTTTGAAGATGTTATCAGGTTCGCACGTCAAATGTCACAAATGTGTGAGTTTGTAAGTGATAGTAAAGCACGACAGATTGAGAAGGTTATCAACACTTTCGTAAAAATCAATGCTGTGCTCGACCCTGACGCCCTGGCGATCGCTGCCGACTGTGACGTGAACCTAATGCGTTTTTGGAAGTTAGTCCACACGATTAAGATGGATAAGTTGTCACTTTGTGCCAATGATGGTCCCTTTGCATATATTGGAAAGAAGTATATTGCTGCTGAGGGTTATGTTTTGTCCAATGAATACGGTTCTTACAAATTGGTGAACCGTCAGCAGTTCTCACAATACAATATGAGGTATGGACGGTTCGCAAACCGTCCCTGATGACCACTGGGGCAGCATTGCCTGCCCTATACTTACTTCAGTTCAAACAAACACCATGTCCCGTAACATTTGGTTGACTTTTGAAGAATGGTCCGCAATCAAGGAAGAAGTGAATCCTGAAAAGTGGTGGTCTTATCATCTCAGCGCACGGGAACTTAAAGAGTGGAAAAATGATATTAAGCGTGGATATGGTGATGAAAAATGTTTCAAACGTGCAGGAGTTGATACTAACACTCTGAACAAAATTATCACTCCTCGTCTTTACAATCGTCTGTTGCAAGAAAATTATCGCGATGGTGATCTTGCACTCTGTCAAATGTTTATTGATGAGGATTCTTCTGATGAGTGGAATGAATCATGTTTGAATGATTTTATCTCCTGGGCAACTGCATCTGTTGAAGGTGTTGATATGAACACCACTAAAGAGCAGTGGATTGAATACAATAAAGCAATGAAAGTTGAATTGGATAATTCAGATAAGACTATTTTCTTCTGGGGTGAAATGGTCAAAATTTTCAAGCGTGTGACAGTAGCGGAACTGGCACAGACTGCCTGATTCCGCTCCCATTTGACCCTATACTAACTTCAGTTCAAACAAACAACCAATGGACTTCGACACCGACCTCTTCCAGGAAATCAACGATATGCCTGCTGAGATCTATGACATTCCTGAAATGCAGGATGAAGACAAGTTTGATGTAGAAGGTTACATCAACGGCAACACCGACTACTGATCTGCTACAATTCACTCAGTTCAACCAAAGCAATGTTCTCTCCTGCATCCCGCCTCAGTGACCGCTCCCGCGTCTGGGTAGAGCGTTCAATCTATGAAGGTGTAGACAGTGCCATTGATGCGCTTTTCGGTCCAGCAGAGGGGCGTGAAGCGTGGCAGATTGCCGCTGACAATGGTGCTCGGTATTCTGACGAAGCACTGGCACGAATCCCGAACTTCGAGGACAACTGAGGAACTGTCCACTCTGCCTCTGACTCTGCCCCATTCTGCCTTATACTAACTTCAGTTGAGACAAACCAATGACTGACGACCAACGGATTGACATGATTGAGGAACAGTGTGAACACATCATCGCACTGTGTGAAACTTACGTTGAAGGTGACCAACTTGAAGACGTAGGTAACATCCGTGCTCTGTATGAAGAGTATGGGGAATGGTTGGATACCTTCAATGGTATGCCACAATCGGCAGAAGAATACACTACAATGTGGGCACCCAACCTTCTGAGGAACTGAAAATGACCATCACCAACGCAACTTCTGCCGACTGGGTAGACTTTTGGGAAAACGAATCACCTGCTATTGTTGAAATGAACCAAGAACAAATGACTGCAATGCTAACTGTTTCTGAGAACATTCAGGAACAAATTGAGATTGTTGGTGAACTTTGGGATCTGAGTGATTTTGAAGTTACCGCACTGTGTGGTATTGTTGCTGATGCTTTTGCAGAGCAAGGTGTTAAGATGGAGGCATTGATTTGAACACAACAACTGCAACGTATTCCATCACAGTGACAACGGACGAAGGCACGTTATCATTTTTGAGAACAATGCCAACACGTCCTAAGACACAAAAGGGAATCAAAGCACACAACACCAGATTGGAGAATTATGCGATGAAGCAGTATCCAAACTGGAAAGAAATCAACGTCGAACTCCTCAAATGAACTGCACACTTTCTGAACTCCGCGACCGCGTTAATTGTCTGATTGAGCAACAAGGTGAGAACGCATCTTGTGCTGCCTTTGTATTCACTAAGGAAGATGTTTGTGTTCTTGAGTTTGAAAATGACGAAGAATACCATCTTGAGGTTGAGCAACTGGAGGAAGAATGTCCTGGCATTGCTGACATTGTTCTAACTGAACTTGCAGGATCTGACCACATTTACCAACAGTGTCATGAGATTCTGGATGATGAAATCCGTCGCGTTAGGGTAACATCATGACCGACCCATTCATTATGGAACCTGCAACGATTGAGCAATGTATTATTGAGCAATCGAAGCGTAAGATTGAACTACTGAAAGAAGTAGAGCAATGTAATCGAACGATTGAAAACCTTCGCAAACTCCAAGAACTTCAAGACAATGTGCAACAAGATCAGTAATCACGACATTGAGACTATCATTGAGGGATTGAATGATGCCATCAATGTATGTTACACAGCACCAGAGAATCCTAGGGAGCAAGGTTATCCCTTTGCCACTGGTTATAGTCGGTCTGCAATGCAAACAGCAGTAGAGAATCTTCAGATGTTAATGAGCATCAATGCACAGTATGAAATGGAATGTGGTTAATGGTATAATTAGAGTTGTAGAGATTAAGAATACCAATGAAACACGAAGCGCAGATTCCACTTAATGTTCACGAGTTAGGTGTAATTCTATCTGCTCTACAACTCTTATCATCAAGGGATGAGAATTTAATTGCCAAAGAATATGGCAGCGCAAGTACACTTCACAATCGATTAAAAGAAGTGTATGATGCAATGGACCAATCAACTCTTTCTTTAACTTACGATGTTGAACCATCTTTCTGAAATGAACGACCAGGACATTGAAATGTTCATCAAAGCATTTGATGATTTTATGCAACACGCAGAGACTGAAGTTGACGCCCATCAAAAGAGGAAAGAAGCAGAAGAATACACCAATCAATTTTTTGAAAAGAAAGCAGCAGAATTAGAGGTGACGGTTGATTATTATATGCAGGAGTTTATGGAATGAATTTCAATGCTGAAGAACTGAAGTATTTGAATTATGTTTTATGTCGTACCAGCAGTTATACTATTGCTCAAGGTCGCGAATCTATTGCCCCAAGCGTCAACCATTATAAACTGATGGATAAAGTCAAAGCATACGAAGATAGGTTGCGTTATGGATGAACAAACTAAGTTGATTCTAGCATTACATCAAGTTGATGGTATTACAGGATTAACAAAGGATAATCCGTATAAGCAGTTTATCTTTATGCACTTAAATTCAATTAAGTATGAGTTAGAGCGACAGTTGACTAATCTATCAGTTGCTGATAAAATTAAATCAAATCAAACAAAAGAATGAAAAGTCTTTACATCATTGATTACTGGGTTCCGTTTCCACAATCAGAATATGGTGGAGTTGTTAATCTAATCGCTGGTTCTGATACGGAAGCATTTGAACTATGTGCTAATGAGGATGGATTAAGTATCCCTGGGTATGAAGATCGCATTATGCCCAATATCCTCAAAGCACAAAAATTCTCTCTTGTAGATGAGTATGAGTCTGCAATCATCGATGCCTTTACTACTTAATAACAATGGAAACACTCTGGAAGATTGAACAATTAGTAACGACTGGTTGGGAACTGATTGATGAAAAGTATCAGAAACTAACCCGAGCACAAGCAAAAGATGCACTAGCACAGTGTATTGAAGACGGTTACAATCCTAATGCATTGAGAGCACAACCTGATGGAATTGCCCAGTGACTTCCCCCATCAACCACCCAAAGGATACAGATACACAACGCTACAACATAAGCGTAATGTTATATCAATTTGGACTGTTTATCAGCGTGGGTTTACTTACAATGGTAACACTGAATCTCATTGTATCTGGGGATTCTACAACACTAAAACAAACACCTACTACGCCCCAATCAATTCAAAGAAAGTAGGAGATAAGGTAGATGTAAAGGATACAACTGCTTATACTTCAATGCCATTAAATCTTAATCCATTAGAACTTGCTTTCTTATGACTGAACGATTAGGGTATATAATCTTATTTGGATTGTTTGGTTTTATTATGTTAAGGGTTATGGAACCATATGTTAATCCAGACCCAAAGATTATTCCAATCAATGAACAATGTTCAATCATTGAATATAAGAACAATTATTTTTTGAACTGTCAATGAGTTACGTTCCAGCACTTGATGATTATGTCATTTGGAATACTACCCCAGAACCGTTTAAGGGTTGGGTTTATTTTAAGTGTGATCAGTATATTACTATTGAGATAGGTGTTAAG